ATTGACTCGGGAGTCAATACTGCGCTATCGCCAACAAATGTCCAGTCATTTTTATTTGTGAATACGTTATCAGTTTCATCAACAGCGAGAGTATCAGGAGTATTTGTCGACGTGAATGTACGCCTCTTTTGCACTGTGAAAGCTAAATCAGATATACCATTAATAGTTGGTCTACCGGATGGAAGAGGGAATAGTAACGAGTTGTTTGAAGTTTCTTTTAACTGGGCTATACCATCTTCAGTTACAATGTTAACATAATCTGTTGCACTTGTACCAAAACTTCGTGTATCTCTAAAGCTCTGGCCGCTAGCCATGTTAATATCAAATAGATAAAATCTATGTCCTGAGTCAGCTGGTTCAATGGCTCGCACTCTTGCACCACCAATCACAGATCCAGTGTGACCAAAATTATTCATCAAGTTAATTGAATCAAATGTGTCAATATTCGGTAACCCTTTATTGTTATCAGTGTTACCAATAACAAAGTTTCCATATTGAGCAATAATTGGTTGGTTATTCTCTGTTCGAGTATCTCTAGCTCGTTTAATGTTAATACTTGTTCGAGGTAATTCTAATCTATATCCTTCGACATAGGCTGTTCCGCCGCTAAGCTCGAGCTCTAGATTCGAATCGTTCCCAGTTATTTCATTAAATTTAGCAGTGAAGTTGTTTATCGTATAATTACCAGACTCTTCTTTTGTTCTGACAGCCATAAGATCATAAATCGTATTATATCCACTAGTAGTCGTCACCTGCTGTGAAATTTTTCCTTCACTGAGCGTTGCAAGATATACAAAGTTATCGGAAGCTGATAATGTTGAACGTAAAGCTAAAGTAAGAGTTATCCTATACCGATCAGCACCAGGAGCAGCAATATTTGGTGAAGCCCCTTGATTATCAAAAAGTCCGTTATCGTCATCAGTCGATATTACTTCTTCTACAATTTTAAATCCAACATCATCGTTAATAGCAAGAGGTTGATATTTTTCTATCACTAGCTCTTGCGCCTTAGCTAGTACGAAGTGATCTTTAACAAAGTATGTACCAGGGGCATTTATTACTATCAAGCCAAAATTTGCTGCTGATCCTGACGATGGGGTGTCAGCTTGAAGAGTTATTCCTAAAGTAGAATTTGTAAAAGTTGCACCATCGGCAACTACAATTGGAGTTGCACCAGAAGTTCCTGCTGATGTATCTGTGTACTCAACAAAAAGAGTTGGAGGGTTATTTCCACTACCATCGGTACGCGCTGATGCTGCAAAGGCTCTTTTCACTACAAACTTAATAGCAGGCGAAGTACCAGTAAATTCTTTACCGACAAGATCAGAGAACGAAAGTCCAGCCGCACTTAATGTAGTGGCTGCAGCAGTTGTAAGTTTAATTGAGTCAAATGTAAGTGTATGTAAATTACCACCGTCAACAGCAGCTCCTTCTACAAAAATATTACCACCAAATTGACCAATCTCTTCTTGAATAATGGTTTGCATCTGAGTAAGTTCTCTTGCTTGAAGAGCCCTACCTGCATTAAACAATATCCGATGATAGTTGTCACTGTCTACAAAGTCATCTTTGTATGTAGTTCCAAATGTTGTCGTAGTAACATTAGTAGCCATAAATTTTTAACCCTAAATGGTAATGATAACCTTAATATCTTCAGTCTGAGATGACGATCTTGCAACTGCTGCTCTGTTTTCAATGTAAAGTAGATCCCCACTGAATTTATCTATAGTGTAATTAGGAGCAGCAGAGTCGATTGTTCCTGTTCCACTACCGCCGGTTTCTGTCGCGGTTTCACCGTCAATAAATGATTTAAATCCAGTCGCCTCAGTTTGATGATAGAACACACTACTATCGGTAATTCCATCAATAAATGCAGTAGCGCCAGACGTTCCACCAACAATTTTATTATCTGTCGTAAACGTAGCAGCAGAAACACCATTAAGCTTAACTGAACGTAATGCATTTCCTGACGTATTTTCAAATATTGGTGTAGGTTGTCCAGATGCGCTGTCTCCAACTTCTAAATTTTTAAGTAAAAGGATTTGCCTAAAATCTTGATTAATGATAAAATTGCCGCCCTCTGCACCTGCAGGTTTTGCATTAAACATAATTGAATTAGATCTTAAATCATCACGAGGATCATATCCAATTCCTCTTTGATTAGTGATAATAGGCCGATAATCAGCTCCTGATCCACCGCCTCCAGTAAAAACAATCTCAGCTAAATCATATCCTGTTCCACCAGCTTCTGCGCTGTCTAGTTCAACCTTCACGACTTCGCCGCTACTAACTGTAGCAACTAATCTTGCTGTGTTACCAGTTCCGTTAACGGTAACAGTTGGCGCAGAGGTATAACCACTTCCGCCACTTACTTTAATTGCACCAGTAATAGCACCACTCACAGCATTTTCACGAATCTCAGCTTGGAATCGCCTTGCATCTGTCAAGCCTGTATCAGACGATAAATCTGATAATGGAGAAAACTGAATAGGAATAAATCCAGATGATAAGAAATTATTAGCGGAAGTAGCATCAACACTGTAAAGGTATTTCCAAATGTAACCATCAGCTGTTTTAAAAGGTTTTGTTTTGGCTACACCAGCATCAGTATAGCTTGGCTTAACAGTTGATGGTTGAGCTGCTCCAGCAGCATTTTTTCCTTGTTGAATTACAATATAAACATCATTGTCTTCTGTTAATACGTAATGAGCTGGAGAAGCATTTTGAGTTTCAGAATCTGAATATGCCGGAAAAATTGTAGATGTAGACCAATTTTGTCTTGTAACAACAAATGAAGTTGCATTTACCACCTTAATAGATTGGAGATTCTCACGAGCAAGTCTTTCCTCACGAAATGTACGTACTGGATTTACTACAGTATCAGTTGAATCATACGCATCAGATCTACCAATTCCAATATAATACTGATCTGAATCAGTAGCATTCGTCACTTCATCAAAGAGAAGATTTACTACCTTTTTTCGAAAAGAATCAGTTACAATTGCTGTCATGTTTATTTCCTATTAAGCTAGAGTTATTTCACCCTGATTTCCGATTAAGAACCAATTTGCTCCATCCCATACGCATTGGCATCCATCGTTTTGTGCAAGTGCGAATGAGGTTCCTTGTGCAAAATTTGAAGGAGTAACAGTCATAGCACCGGCCCCCTTATTTGTAAAGATCTTGTACTCACCAATCGTTGTTCCATCTCCTAGAGTTGCTGCAATAGCAGTTCCTTTATTGCCTATGATGAATGTTGCCGAATCCATAGCACTAGCTGCTACTGTATCAGATGTCAGTGTTACGGCACTGTAAGCAGCTTTCTTAATTTTTATAGATCCAGATCCTTTTGAATTAACATTTAAATTAATATTAGCGTTTGTACCAGTTGCTGAAATAGATGGAGGATTACCAGTAGCAGCATTACTAATTGTTATCTCATTTACTGCAGATCCTGTTCTACTCAGAATCAGCATCTCGTTTCCGGATGAGTCATTAATCGACTGTTGAATAATTGGTCTATATGCAGTTGGGTTCGTAAGTGTCTTATTTGTTAATGTATCTGTTGTTGCTCGGCCGACAAGCGTATCAGTTGATGTCGGTAAAGTAAGTGTTCCTGAGTTTGATATAGAAGAAATAACAGGCGTCGTAAGCGTCTTATTTGTTAACGTGACTGTGTTTGTATCAAGTACGATGTTACCTGATGCATCAGGTAATCTAGCAACATTATCTGCAGTAGGATTAGTTACCCCAAGACGAGTTTCAAATGCGTTTGCTGATGATCCTTCAAATGCAATAACGCTGTCCTCGATCGTTATCTGAGAACCAAGCGTTGTGCTATCACCGCCAAGATATGTATATATCTCAGAGAAGTTGCTATTAATCTTGTCAGCGGCTTGACGAAGGGTATCACCGGTCTTATCGTTCGCAGCAGAACCCGTGCTAATATTTTGCTTTGCCATATCTACCTACTAAAAATCTATAGTTTTATTTATATCAGAAATTCGAGTCACTTAAATATCTAGTGAACATTGATGCATCCATTGTCTCGGTCGTAATCGTAGTATCTGGTCCAATTGAGTCAGCACTATCATCAAACGTAAACGAGTTCGGTGACATAATTTGTAATACATTGTCATATGTATTATCAAGCTCTGTAGCAGTCAACGAACTATAGTTACTAATTGGATCATTCAACGTAATTCTACCTGAACTATCATCAATACTAAGTATAGCTGTCATTGGTTCATCAAACGAAGTCATTGATATTGATGCAATAGGCCCAACAATACTTAATTCCTCAGGATCAGCTAGTGGATTCTCCCCTTGAGCAGTTGGAGTAATTATCGCTGGATCCTCTAATTCTACTTCACCTTCAAAATAAAATCCGGCCGGATGTACAAATTTTTTATAAAGAGTTTCATATTCTCTTGAAGATATACCAGTCTTAACTAGTAGAGAAAAAACTTGAAATCGTTTATTATTTTGAATAAACTTTTGACTTTCATAACCTATTTTATGAAATAAAAAATTGTTGTCTTTATCATTAATCGTAAATATGTCTTTCTTAGGATATTCAACTGTTACTTCTTGATTAAAGAAACCTCTAAAAAATCCTTCGGCCGATACCAGAGTACCTTTTGATTGATAAAATAACGCTAATAATCTTGTCATTAACCTTGGTTGTTTAAAGAATGACGCATTAGTAAGGCCATCACCAATCTCGCCGAGAATTAAGTCTAGATTAGAAAGATCAGTTTGACTTACGTCTCTAAGAGAAAATATATCATGTATTATTCTATCATACGCTTTATTGTCTGTGCTACTTACAAAGTTATAATATTTTTCTAAAAACGTTACAAGATTGGGATAGTCATCTTGAGCATATTCTGGTAAGACGTCTTTTACTTTTGATTGAAAAAACGCTAGATCTCTTCTATTTTTATCTTCTAGCCTATGTGTCATGTGATCACAGCCGGTGTGTTTTGGTAATCAACAATCGCATTTGCAAAGGATTTATCCGTGTCAATTGTTATAATATAGTTTCTCAATGGCCTAATTGTTGCTTGATTTGCCGGAGTAGCTGTTACATGTATACTAGATCCTGCGATAGCAGTTGGATTAAATCCAGTAATAGAAATTTTACCTGTCGTAGGATTATAACTTCCAGTGTTATCTTTTATAATAATACCATCACTGTTTACAATCTCAAGAACATTAGATTCAAGTCTATTTCTTAATGTACATATTTCTCCGTCTAGTGTAAAAGATGTAGAAGTTATTCTGTACTCGACATCGTCGTTTGTTGCGATAGCAACAGGATAGCTGAGTGAGTAATCTGATAAAAGATTCAATGTGGGTGTAAATCTTAACTGCATCTTAACATCCATCTTTGAATCAAGAATTGCAGTACTAACCCCATCTACCTCAGCTAACAGTGTAGATCTTCTAAAAACTTTATCAAACGTATTAAGATTTGATGTAATGAAATTGTTAATAGTAGTTTGAACAGTACTTTCAGTAGTTTCTAATGTTGATCCAGATAAGTCTGGATCAAAATTAAATTCAGTTACAAGTTCTAGAAAGACATCTGTTGGATCAGTAAAAATTGTATCGATCGACATGATCGCGATATTAGCGCCAAGCTGCGTTTGAATCTGACTTTTTGTAGCTGTTTTAGTGTCTTCAGTAATACCGTCTTTGAATTTAAGACTCACATAAACTCTTCCGTAAATTGGAGGTACGTTATCATTTCCTCCCCATGCAGAAACATCTGATATAACTGATGAATATTTTGATTTAATTAGAGCTTTGTAATCTTCAGCTGTTACAAGCCTTTGCTGAGTTGCAAATGCAAGTGGCGCATTCCCTTTAATTGATGCAATCGATTCCTTTTCATCGCCTCCAGCAGAGTTACTCACAGTAGTAACAGATAGATCGTAATCAACTGATGGAGTACCAAATGAAATCTGAGCATTTGGTGTAAATATAGATGCTCCGTTCGCATCTGCACCAGAACTCGTAAGGTATGTCACCTCTATTTTATTTCCAGATACTGGTGATTGACCTAATACATTCCCATCGCTAAAAATTAAATCATAGAAACCGTTTGGTGCTTCTCGTACGATATAAACGGTTGAGTTTGAATCAATCCTTGCAGTACTATTGATATCAACATAATTTACCGATGTAGATGACGTCGTTGTGTCAAAAACCTTAACAGCAATGGTTGTAGTATCAATTGTTTTATCAGGAATGACATACACTTGTTCGCCAGTTGTATCACCAACTAAAAATGTTTTTGTCTTGAGTGTTCCTTCTTTGATAGGAAGTGTAGAACTACCGTCAGAAGTTTTAAACTGAAAATTACCTGATCCATCATTAGTAGCAGTGTGATCTTCTAGTGTTTGAAACGTATAGCTGACTTCATCGAGCGTAGCAGTAAACTTTGTGTTCTTCGGAAGTGTGACAGTTGATGTCAGTGTATCGCTTGATGCTACTGCTATAGAGACATTAGCAGATGAACCGGTTTTTGATCTTGGATAATATCCTAAATTCTCAGCATGAGTAACTACAGAACTTCTTAATTGCGCAGAAGAAAGAAACGCTTCATTGAGTCCCATGTTTGCAATGAGGCCATTAGCATGTGTATTGTACGCAAGTACGTCTAAGATATTAGAAAGACCTGATCCTTCAAAATCATAATCAGCAAATTCCGACTGAGACTGAAAATAAGATTTTAGGCTTGATTTGATCTGATCAAAATCTAAATCAGACGACTTAATAGCGGTGCTCATTTATCTCAACCTCACTAGATCTACTTCTAATACTACGTTTTCTAAAGTTGTTATGACGGTAAATCTAACGTTTACCCTCATTGTATTATAGTCTGGACTAAGACTAACGTTTACAGTCTTTACTTTTGCCCTTGGTTCATAATTCTCAATCGCTTGTGCGACTTGTTCTTGTATGTCTATTTCAGAAAAATCCTCTGACAATTCAAACAAAAAATCATTTAGTCCACCACCAAAATATGGGTTAAACGGTTTTTCTGTGAGATTTGTCATTAGAATGTTCTTGACAGATTGCTTTACGGCTGCAGCATCTGTTTTTTTAAAAATATCACCAGACGACTTCTTTGTAAAAGTCAGATCGATATCTTTATATACTCTTGTGATAGAAGAGGTTATCGGTACTTTTGCTAGATTGCCGTCTTCGATTGAAAATGCTTTTGCCATAGTAGAAACTCTTTTCTTTTATTTATAATATTTATTCTTTATTTGGCGAACTTGTATCTGTACCACCACCAAAATGATTTCCAGCATTTTGAGGATGAGTGTGATTAACAAGCGAAACACCATCTACTACAACATCGCCAGTTCCACCTATAACATTAATTGCATCAGCTCTTAAATTTGCATTCGCACCTGCATCAATATAAACATTTGCAGTTTTAATCACAACACTTCCATCCGGGTGAAACTCGATGAACGATCCTGACTTATGCCTAATGTGAATGCGTTCTGCATCTGGTGTATCATCAATCTCAATCACGTGACCAGATGTTGTTTGCGTTACTTTGTTGTTTGGGTACACGGCCGCGTACGGATCACCGGGTGCACCTGACACACTCACGGATTTTGTCAGTGTATTCTCACCGCGTGTTAGTTTATTTGTTGACAATGAATCCCTTTCATCACCTTCATACTTTGGCAATGATCCAAAAATAAGTGGTAATTGGGAATCACCGCCATCAAGAAAAATACCAAACACAAGCGCATTAACTTGAATTCCTAACGGATTGCCTAACTCATTTGTTCCACCTTCAGTAATCGGTGTGACGACCTGGGCCCATGGTAAGTCATCATCTTTAATTAGATCCGTATCATCGTGAATTCCGTATATTCTAACCTTGATTCGAGCAAGTTGCTTTGGATCGTTAATATCAACAACCTCTCCCATAAACCATCGTGTCTGATCGCCATAAAAATCTATCATAAACGTTGATTTCCTAGTTTAAGACATGATAGTCTTACATTACATCCTTCGCTCTTGAACATATATTGAGTAGCAAAGATTAGATAATCACCTGATTTTTTAGGATCAATCTGCGACTCTTCTTTCCTTTCTGGGGATGATATAGGAAACTCAAGTCTAATATTGTTACCAGTTGCTGATGCAACATCACCATCAATAAAATCAATACCATGAACATCTACTTGCATAGGAGCCTTTTTGAGCAATTCAAACACTGCATCTGATATCACATTTAACTTATACTCAGCCTTACTATTGCTTTCTAGAT